GAAAACGAAGAGCCGGAAACCTCAGAAGTCAAAATTCAACAATTATACCGGTCGTGATTATGACATGAACGCATTGGAGCTACAGATGCTAGGAGGAAACAATGAGTGAGATTGAGAAAAAGGAAGAGTGGTATCTGAATATTGATTACCGGGAAGCAAAAGAGATTATCCGGAACAAGCTGCAGGGTATGACACAGAACTTTATCGGAATCGGATTTTATCTCAGACAGATCAAAGAGACAGAAGGATTTCAGAAAGACGGATATGCAAGTGTTTACGAATTTGCCGAAGACCAGTACGGCATCAAGAGATCTACAGCAATCCGCTGGATGCAGATGAATGAGAAGTTCTCCCAGGGAGGATATAGCCCATTCCTGGATAGCGGTTATAAGGATTTCGGTAAGAGCCAGCTCCAGGAAATGTTATATCTGGACAGTGAGCAGTTGGAAGAAGTAAAGCCAGAAATGACAGTCCGGGAAATCAGAGAGATTCGAACACCGGATCCGGAATCCGAAGAGGAGGAAGGACAGCTTCCCGATCAGATGAGCGTGGAAGATTTTCCGGAAGTTCTGCCGGAGCAGGAAGAACAACAGACAGAAGAGACAAAAGTAGAACTGCAGAAGCCGACAGAAGAGGTGTGGAAATACTTAAATGCATTTGCAAGAGGATTTATAAAACTTCGCAAGAATTGGTTCCTGGAGAACTATCAGAACAGAGTTATGGATGTGACTACAAGTCCTATACTGATCAGACAGGAATTCTGTGAAGGCAAAGACAGAACCTATTATTTCGCAATTAGAGAAAAGGCAGCCCATATCAATTTGTTCGATGATTATATCCAACTCTGGTCAGAAAATAATGAGTACATGGGTGACTATGACTGGTTCTATTTGGCAGCAGCCATACAGTCCATGTGGAATGTAGTCGCAATAGAAGAGGCGCAGCAGAGGATTGAAGAACAGCCGAGTGAGGAAGTGTGCGACGTCGCACAATCGGAAAATACAGATTGCAAACCAGAACAGTCAAGCTGTCCTCCAGGACAGACAAGTTGTCCGAGAGAGAACTGGGGAACCTCAGACGAGGATCAGTTGCAAGGCTGGAGAGAATGTGCAGCTTGCTGGAATCATTACAAGAAATTGCATGAGCATGATGAAGAAGACCCAGAAGAGGAAAATGTGGGAATTGAAATCTCTCAGGACATTATGGAAGAAGTAACAGAACCTGTGGAGGATTATCAGGAGATCCTGGAAGAGAATGAACCAGTTATCGTGGAGCAGCCGGAAGGTATTGCAATCGTTGATGTTCCATCAGAGCCAGAGTTATATGAAGAAGTATCTGAGAAAACCGATATCGATATTGCCAGGGAAGAGAATCAGAAAGCTCAGATGTATCTGGAAATGCTCACAGAAGAGTTTAGTCAAAATGATATCAGGGTCCGGAAGCAGAAGATATTAGTTGCAGCACTGGCAGGATATATCCATGACCTAGATATGGTATTGAATTCTCCGGAAGAACCGGAACAGCCAGAACTGCCAATATTCCGAAACAATGACCAAAGAAAAGAGTGGCTGAGAAATCATAGAGACTGGGGAGTCTGGTACACAGATGAACATATCGGCTGTACCTACTACAAATATGATTTTGAAAATGGAGCAAGACTCATTGCTGAAGAATACGAAAGCAAGTATATAGACTATGTATCCTATCTGCATTTGATTAATGGACCAAAAGTCCCACGTGGGAAAAATGGTCAGACAAAATGGACAATACATGATTGCTACACAAAATATCCAAACAGCGAATCTGAGCTTGTAGAGTTTTTGAAGTGGATTCAGAAGGGAGAGAAGTAGATGACTCCGGCAGAAAAACAGGAAGTAATCTGGATGTTTCTAGATCAGGGATTGAGCTATAAAGAAATTGCAGAAAGAACAGGCATCCCTTATGGAACAGTATATATGCATGCCAAACGGAAGCGAGAGCATGATGAGGCAGATATGACTGGAGATAACTCTGACCGTCATAAATGCAGGATATGCCAGTATCGCCACAGTGATGCAGGTGGTTGTGATTATTGCATCCACACCGGTAGGGAACGTGGTTGTGATGTGGAAGTGTGCGATAAGGCAGTGGTAGGAGAAAGATTGACGAAGATTTAGGAGGCTGCAATGGACAAGAAAGAATATGACGAAATAGAAGAACAGGCAAACAGGTTACAGAGTGAAGCTGGTAGAAGATGCAATCAGCAAATAAAAGAAGTTAACAAATACCACGAAGGATACGTTCAGGGAGTGGAAGACTTGCTGAACGTTATAAGAAGGCGATAGACAATTATGAGTAAAATTCCAAAAGAAATAGTAGACAAAATCGAACAGAGAAATAAACTCAACGAAGAAATAGAGACATGGTGCAAAGAAAACCTTGATATGGATGGTATGTGTATGAGTATAAGCAGTTTGGAGAACTACAGTGGGATAGAGAGTGCGATTCGATTGTAAGCATTTTATATTTTATAGCATTATGGATTGCATATAGCGAAAGGAGTTGATGGTAATGAATAACAATATTCCAGAAAATAAGAACAAATACAAGAACAACTGTCGGAAGGTCTATGCAGATTATCACAGAGATGACCAAAATAAGATGATTGAAGCAAGGAGGCTCAGAAAGAAATGTGGACCATTAAATCGGACGAACGTCTTGAATTATATGATGAAGAAGAGGACGAAGTAATTGCAATATTACTCTGGGACGAGAGATTCTTGAACTGGAAATTGTATTATAGGTATACAGGAGGGAGTGGATATGCCTATCTGGATTCCATGGAAGGATTTGGAAAGCTAGATATAGAACCAGTAGAGATGGCAGCAGTCGAGACCATTATAGACTACTGCAAGGAAAAGGCAAACCTTTGGGAAGGACGTGCAGAGGACATGGAGGCGATGCTGTGAAATGGATTCGGGAAAACATGAATCAGATAAACCTGGTAGAGAAAGAAAAAAAGATAGCATACATTGCCTATATTAACTGGGAATGGAAATTATTTGAAGGTGGCGAAGAGTGGTGTGTTGGTCTGAAGGTCTATAATTCGCATCAGGTAGAAGAAGCGCAGCGGGCAGCAGTCAATGAGCTGATTCGGTATCACACAGAAAAAGCAGAGTTGTTCCAGAAATATAAAATGGAGACAGCAGCATAAAGTGGAGGAGGTGAAAGCCGTTGGCGTACATGGAAAGTTATGAGCAGTTGGCATTTGCAATCGTGAAGTTAGCTGTAGAAGATTATCGCAGTGCATTAAAACGATTGAAAAGACATTCGAAAGACCAACAGGCATTATGGAGTAAAGCTGATTGCGAACGATTCTTCCGGAATGATATTGGAACATATTGTAATCTGGACGGAGAAAAGATTATGAGAGCTGTTCAGGAACAGGTGGGATATAATGATGGATAAAAAGCAGTTGAAAAAATATAAATCCAACAAAAGAAGAATAGCCGGGATCAAGAAAACAATCGACAAATTAGAGGAGCAGTTGGACAATGTTCCGGTAGTACCTGGCAAGGTTACGAAGTCTGGTGATGAATTCCCTTACATTGAGCAGCATGTGAAAGTAGTAATGGAAGAGCCGAAAGAAGCAACCAGGTTAAAAGAGCGCATCAGAGAGAAGCGGGAAGATCTTGGTAGATTGGAGCAGGAGAATGAAGAAGTAGAGAAGTACATAGAGCAGTTACCTGTCGGCATGAAGAAAGAGATATTTGAAATGGTGTATCTGGACGGAATGACACAGAAAGAAGCTGGTGAAAGTTTAGGGTATACCCAATCAATGGTATCCAAGGTAATAAATGCAGACATGAAAGATTCATAACATTCATATTTTAGATGTGTTATTGTTATAATGAACTTAGTGGAAAAACAGATTTCATTATGGTTTCACAATCCCCTTACAAGTTTTACAAAAGTCCTAGAAGGAACGGCTTGGTAACAGGCCGTTCTTTTGTTGCGTAATGTCGGATTTTAAGATATTATGGTAGTAGGATTTTGTATGTACGGAGGGGAACTATATGAATGATGAATATTCAATATTACCTAAAGAAGCATTTGCACCATTGAGTGATGTGGCTAATAATTTGATTAATAAAATATCAGATGCAACAGGATATGTATTCACTCCCAAAGGAAAACAGAAAGATAGGAATGATGCAGTAGAATATTTTATTGAAAAAATAAAAGAAAATAACGAAATGCCCGATATTGTAAAAGCAGCAGTAATTAGTGATGCCAGAAAGATAATAAAGGAATATTTGAATAAGAATGATATTTTAACTATTGCATTAGAATACTTATCTGATGATTCAAAAGTTAGTCAACTAGAAGATGATTGGTTGGATAATTTTTTTGACAAAGCAGGGAGAATCGCTAATAAAGATGTACAGCTAATATTCGGCAAAATATTAGCGGAAGAATGTGTTAATCCTGGAAGTGCATCTAAATCATTGGTAAATATATTATCTGTTATGGATTCTGGTTCAGCTGAATCATTTCGAAAATTAAGAAATTATGTTTTTTTAGTAAAAGAACTTGAAACTTCGAAAGAAGAATATTTAGTTGTAATACCGGATGTTACAGATTTAAAAGAAATGAATGTGACCTTTGATGATATTATGGAGCTTACTCGACTTGGGTTGATAGAATATTTAGCGTTTGGAGAATACACTAACAATGCTGAAAATGCGATTCTTAGTTATGCTGAAAAGTCTGTTAGAGTTATTGTTAGTAACGGTACAACGATACCAACAGGAACTGTAAATTTAACAAGAGTTGGACAAGAGTTGGCAAGTATGTTAACTTTAGAATCACCTGATTATAGATATTATAATAATATAATAAAATATTGGGAAGCAAATGACGTAAAGATGATAAAAATATAGAAGCCTGTGAGAAAGCCGGAGTCAGCGCGGCGGGACAGCTCACGAAGATGATGAAAGAGTTCATTGAGAAAGTGAACAATGAATAAAGAGAAGGAGATAATGGCAGCAGTCAGTTGATTGCTGCCATTTTGTATGCGATGTTTGATTACCACGGAGTCAAATGGAAAAAGAAAAGACTGAAGATATTAAGACTCGACGGATATAAATGTCAGGTGGCAAAGATGTATGGCGGGAATGAAGAGGCGAATACAGTTCATCACATTTATCCGGCAGACGAGTATCCACAGTATGCATGGTGTGATTGGAATCTGATTAGTGTATCACAGAAAGGTCACAACAAATTGGAGAACCGGCAGACGGGAGAGCTGACAGAGCTTGGAAAGATGTTGCAGGAGCGTACAATTCCAGGTGTAGATTGGCGAAAGGCAAGACGAGTGCAACAAATCCCCCCAGGTAAAGTTTAAAATTTTTATGGGCTTTCCACTGGTTGGGGGTAGGTGTTTCCAAATGCGCGGTTTTCGAAAATTTTCAAAATCAGGGAAAGGAGGCGGTAAAATGGCACGTGCAACGAAGGCTTCTACGTTTGAGAAAAAACTGGCGGAAGCCATGAAAAATATGGGAACTTACAGGGAAGAGTACAACGAAGCAATCCGGATTTGTGCAGAACTTTTAGCCGAGCGCGAAAGTATCAAAAAGATGCTGAATGATGAGGATTACGTGATGCGTACTCCGGGGGTTATTACCGTTGAAAAGTTAAGAGTGGACATAGCAAAATATTTGGATATGCTGTGCCTGAGTCCGAGAGTATTTGAAAAAACATCGGTGAAAGAGAAGCCGAAGGTTTCGAAACTAGATGCCGCTCTGGGTGCTCTGATGAATGGCTAAGTCAAAATTATTTGAAGAAGTAAAAGCATATGCACAGGGCATGATAGATGGAACTATCATTGCAAATGAAGACAGGATTCTGGCTGCTAAGAGATTTTTCAATGATTTGGAAAATCCGAAGTATGAAATGCAGACCAGAGATGCAGACTTTGTGATCAAGATTATCGAAGCAACATTCGTGCACGTAAAAGGACCGAAAAAAGGAAAACCTTTTCTCCTGGAACCGTGGCAGAAATTTATTTGTTACAATCTGGCCGGATTTTATTATAAAGGGACAAGCGAACGCCGATTTAAAGAGGCGTTCATTTTTTTACCAAGAAAAAATAGTAAAACATTTTTTGCATCGGCACTTGCCTGGGCAATGTCCTTGTTAGAAAGAAAATATTATTCGGTATTGTATATTATCGCAAGTAAGCTAGACAGAGCTTTAGAGGCTTTTGATAATATCCGTGAAAATATTGAGTATATGGGAGAAGCAAAGAACTTCACGATACTGAATAATAATGCGGAACATTCAATAAGCCGGACATTTTATGATGCAGATGGGGAAAAGGTCGGTGCTATGAAAATGCAGGCGTTAGCTGCAGATGCGAAAAGAGCTGATGGATTGAATGCCAATTTCATTATCCTAGACGAGCTTCATGCATATAAAAATGCCAATGAGTATTATGTATACAAACAGGCAATGAAAGCTTATATCAACAAATTATTGATTGGTATTACGACAGCAGGAATTGACATGAATACGTTCTGCTATCAGAGATTGAAGTATTGCCAGGAAGTCATGAGAGGAACAAAGGAAGACGAAGAGTATTTCATCTTTATCTGCATGGCAGATAATCCGGACGATTATACAAATCCGGTTGAGCATGAGAAAGCAAATCCCAATTACCGAGTGACAATCCGACCGAATGATATTTTGAACGAAGCATTGCAGGCTCAGAACGATCCAACCGGTCGAAATGAATTTTTGAACAAATCTTTAAATATTTATACGAATGCACTGAGTACTTACTTTGATGTATTTGAAGCACAGGAGTCTGACGGAAAATATAATTGGTCACTTGAAGAACTGGCAAAATTGCCTATTAAGTGGTATGGCGGTGCGGATTTGTCAAAGATGTATGATCTGACTGGTGGAGCGTTACATGGAAGATACAAAGATGTGGATATTTGTATCTCTCACGGATTTATTCCGATTACGTCGGCTCATCTAAAAGCTGAAGAAGACCAGATTCCATTTTTCTGGTGGGAAGAGCAAGGCTGGCTTACACTTTGTAATTCAGACACAATTGAGTACGAAGACGTTCTGAGGTGGTTCTCACAGATGCGTGACATGGGATTCCAGATTAAATGGATAGGTTACGATAGAAGATATTCCAGGGAGTTTGTCCTGAAGGCGAAGAAAGCCGGGTTTAAAATGCGTGACCAGTCACAGAGATATGTGGAAAAGACGGAAGCCTTTCGGGAGATTGAGAAAAAGTTAAAGAAAAAGAGCTTTTACTACGTTCATAATAAAGCATTTGAGTATTGCCTGCAGAATGTAAAGGCAATTGAGGATTCTGATGAATTCGTAAGATTTGAAAAAGTAAAACCAGCATACCGTATTGACCTGTTCGATGCAGATGTCATTGCATGTAAGCAGATGCTGATAGATCAGGAAAAAGCGCAGAAGCAGGGAAGTTGGTTTAAATAAGGAGAAGTAAATGGGAAAGAAGAAAAAGAAGCAGACAAGAGCAGAGCCAAAGACAACATTATCATGGCTATGCTCCAATGAGGCATTTGAAACACTATGTTGTCAGGGATATACAAAACTGTCAGATAATCCGGAGATTATTTCAGCGGTCAATAAGATCTGCAATCTGGTATCCAGCATGACAATACATTTGATGGAAAATACAGCAAATGGAGACAAGAGAGTTGAAAATGAGTTGTCAAGGAAAATGGATATAAATCCAAATCAGTATATGACCAGAAAGACATTTATGAGTGCATTGATGCGTGGACTTCTCCTGGAGGGAGATGGAAACGCGGTTGTGTATCCGGAGACTCAGCAGGGATATTTAAAAGATTTACATATTATTCCGCCTGGAAGATTTTCATTTATACCGAATGGTTATGGTTATCAGATTTATGTGGACGGGAAAGTGTATGATCCGGATGAGCTTCTTCATTTTGTGATTAATCCAGATGCAACTTATCCGTGGAAAGGTTGTGGATACAGAGCTGTATTAAAAGATGTGGCAAATGGACTCAAACAGGCATCGACAACGAAAAAAGGTTTTATGGAATCAAAGTGGAAGCCTTCTGTAATTGTGAAGGTAGATTCCATGTCTGATGAGTTATCTAATAAAGAAGGTCGAAAGGAAATCTTGAAGAGTTACGTTGAAAATACGGAAGCAGGAGAACCATGGGTAATTCCGGCAGACACATTTGACGTAGAGGTTGTAAAGCCATTATCACTTAATGATCTGGCAATTTCAGATTCAGTGACATTAGACAAAAAGACGGTAGCATCTATTCTCGATGTGCCGTCTTTCGTAGTTGGAATTGGAAATTTTGATGAAAAAGAGTGGAACAACTTTATTTCCACACGGATTCGTCAGCTCAGTAATGTATTTGAACAGGAATGTACAAAGAAATTACTGGTCAATCCGAACTGGTATTGGAAACTGAATCCGAGAAGTCTGTATGCGTATGACATTACAACTCTGAGTAATGTGGGAGCGAATCTGTATACAAGAGGAATTGTGACAGGAAATGAAGTTCGTGACAGCATTGGATATTCTCCACTGGAAGGATTAGATGAACTTGTAATCCTGGAAAACTATATTCCACAGGGAATGATTGGAGATCAGAAAAAATTGGAAGGAGGGGAGAAGGGTGAGTAACCGGAAAAGACAGGTCAGAGGAATTCCACAGACATTTCAGACACGAGATGATTCGGGAGAAAAATATATTTGTGGGTATTTTGCTGTGTTCAATTCAGATTACACAATTTGGGACGGAGCAACAGAAAGCGTGGATCCACATGCATTTGACGAAACATTAGATGCAGATATCCGCTGTCTGATTGACCATGACACAAGATTAGTTCTGGGGCGCACAAAGTCAGGAACACTTACACTACGGATTGATGAAAAAGGTCTGTACGGTGAAGTGAAAATCAATGAGGCTGATCAGGACGCCATGAATTTGTATGAGCGTGTCAAACGAGGAGATGTGGATCAGTGCAGCTTCGGATTTGATATTGTGAAAGAAGAATATGAGGAAAGAGAAAATGATGTCCATTGGACCATAAAGAAAGTAATCCTCTACGAAGTGTCGGTGTGTACATTTCCCGCATATGAAGAGACGGAAGTGAGTGCACGAAAAAAAGACTATGGATCTATCAAAAAAAGAGAGGTAGATGCTTGGAAAATAAAAATGCTTGAAAAGCTGAAAGGAGAACAGAAGTAATGGCATTAAGAAAATTATTGCTTAGAAATAAGCTGGACGTAAAGACAAAGGCTCTTAAAGATTTAAGAGATAAAGATGCTGATTTTGAGAAAAGAGAAAAAGAGCTGGAAGATGCGATCAATGAGATGAACGAGGAGACATCAGACGAAGACCGGGAGGCTGTAGAGCAACAGGCAACAGAGTTCCAGGAAAAGAAAGAGCAGCATGAGAACAGTAAAAAAGAGTTAGAACAGGAGATCGCCGGGATTGAAGAGGAACTGAAAGCAGAGGAAGAGAAGACACCGGCACCAGCTCCAAAAGGAGAAGAAAGAAAGCGAGGAAATAAAATGGCGACAAGAACAAGATTTTTCGGACTGGACAGACAGGAAAGAGATGCATTTTTTACAGATGAAAATCTAAAAAGCTTCTTAACAGAAGTAAGAACCTGCATCAAAGAAAAGAGAGCGCTGGCAAATGTGGGATTGATTATTCCAGATGTAATGCTTCCACTGATTAAGCAGGTTGTGCAGGAAAATTCGAAGTTGATGAAATATGTCACAGTGAAACATGTGGCAGGAACATCAAGACAGAATATTATGGGAGAAATTCCGGAAGCATTCTGGGACGAAATGTTTGCTCCATTAAAAGAGTTAGACCTTGGATTCAACAATATGGAAATGGACGGGTATAAAGTAGCTGGTTACTTTGCTGTTGCCAATGCTGTTCTGGAAGACAACGATGTGCAGTTAACTACAGAATTAATTTACGCAATTGGAAGGTCAATTGGAAAAGCAGTAGACAAAGTGATTCTGTATGGAAAAAACGTAAAAATGCCGATGGGAATCGTGACAAGTATCCTTGCAGAAACAGCACCGGAGGATTATCCGAAGAATGGAAGAACATGGGAAAATTTATCAGAGACGCATGTAATCACAGGAACAGCTACTTCTGGCACAAAGCTTTTCCAGGATATTGTGAAATCGTCTGGGGTTGTTGACAACGACTATGATACAGAAAATCTTGTTTGGGTAATGAACAAGAAAACACATACCAAAATTCTTGCAGAGTCAATTGGAGTGAATGCGGCAGCAGCAATCGTGGCCGGAGGAGCACAGTCAACAATGCCAGTTGTCGGAGGAGATATTGTTGAACTGAACTACATTCCAGATGATACATTTATTTTTGGATATTTTGCAAATTATATTCTTGTGGAAAGAGCGGAAACCAAAATTGACCAGTCTGAACACGCGAGATTCATCAATGATCAGACGGTATTCCGTGGAACAGCAAGATATGATGGAGATCTGATTATCCGTGAAGCTTTTGCTATGTATGGTATTGGAAAGGCTCCAGATACTACTGCACCGAAATTTGCAGGAGAAGCCTAAAAAAAACGGAGGGCAGCATAGATGGGAAGAGTTGAAACACTCATTCTGTTAAAACATGATCTCGGAATTCATACAAACGCACATGATGAGTATTTAAGATTTCTTTTGAAATCTGCAAAAGAACGAATCAGCCGGGAGGGAATCAAAGAGGAAGACACAACAGAATACACTGCGATACAGATTGAATATGCTGCCTATCTGTTCCGAAAAAGAGCCGGAACAGATACAGCAATGCCAAGGTTCTTGCGGTGGGATCTGAATAATCTTCTGATTTCTCAAAAGGCAAAGAAGGAGAAGACTGATGACGTGTGATGATGGTATTGTAAAGATTTGTGATGTAGTGAATGTAAGCGAGCCTGGAATGAAACCCAAGATTAGATTGAGAGTCCGGTCGGAACAGTTCTTTGGATATGAGACGGTCGGAATTACGAGGTATTTTACAGCATTGCAGGCTCAGGTACAGATTGCAAATGTAATCCATATCTGGGAAGACAGGAGTATAACAAGTAATAATGTGTGTATTCTGGAAGATGGATGCCAATATCGATGCAGTCTTGTCCAACATATGGTAAATGAGGACAACTTGCCAATCACAAAACTTAGCCTGGAAAGGATAAATGAAGAGTATGAGCTGGAATAAGATATACCGGATTCGAGATGCATTGCTGACAGTTTCAAAAGATGTCTATCACTTCGAAGCTTTGAAAAAGAAAGATAAGTATATTGTCTGGGCGGAAGACGGAGAAGGCAATTCCGGGCATGCGGACAATAAAAAGAATCAGGTAATCCAAGGAACTATTGATTATTTTACGAAAGACGATGCAGATCCGGTAGTAGAGGAGATTCAGGAGGCTTTGGAATTATATGAAATTTCATACAAGCTTAATTCCGTGCAGCATGAGGACGAAACAGAATATATCCATTACGAATGGATTTGGGAGGTGTAGGCAATGGCTCAGATGCAGGTACAGGGACTGGAAGAATATGCGGAAAGATTGGGGAGCCTGTATAAGGATTCAGAGCAAATTATAAAAGAATCGGTGTATGAAGGAGAA